TAATTTAGCAAGTAAAGCTAGTTTTGATAATGTATTTGGAGCAACACCAGAATCAGGTAGTCTTATGGATATAGGGCAATCTTTATTAAATCCAAACTATGACCCTGAAAGCAATTTAATAGCTAGAGTTTTACAAGAAAATCCAAATCAAGGTGTAGGTGGTGCAGGAGTTAGTTCTGATGGCGTTACTCCTATGTATGGAAGCAGTTCTCCTGAAACAAACCCTGTAGATAGAACAAATGAACCAGACCCAAAACCTTTTGTGCCTTCTGAATATACTATGAATATGCCAGCAAAAATGTCAATGGACATTGCAGGAGTTCCAAGAAAAAGAGAAGTAGGTATGGTTGGCGGTAAACCAAGAATGCAATTAAATGCTAATACAGAAGAAGAAGAAGAAATGGCAAGATTAGCACAATATTTAAGGAATAGAGGGTAAATGGCATTTCAACCAACAGGCGAAAGTACAACAGTTCCAGCACCTATTGGTGGTCTAAATACTAGAGATGCACCTGATATGATGGAACAATCTGACGCAATACGTTTAGATAACTTTTTTCCAGGTAGTACAGATGTGTCGCTAAGAAATGGTTATACAAGCCATGCAACAGGATTACCTAGTACAGTACAATCATTAATGGCGTATTCTTCTGGTGCAACTAATAAATTATTTGCAGCAAGTGGTGCTAATATTTATGATGTTACAAGTGCAGGGGGAGTAGGCTCACCACAAGTTACATCATTAAGTAATGCACAATTTCAACATGTTAACTTTACAATATCTGGTGGTGGATTTTTATTTATAGTAAATGGAGCAGATGCACCTAGACATTACAATGGTAGTACATGGGCAACACCATCATTAAGTGGTGTTACTGGTTCTACAATTAATAATGTTACAGTATTTAAAGAAAGATTATTTTTCTGTATTAATAATTCATTAAGTTTTGGCTATTTACCCATTAATAATGTAGCTGGTACTGTATCTACTTTTAATTTAGGTAGTATATTTAACATGGGTGGTTTTATACAATCTATAGGGCAATGGACTAGAGATGGTGGTTCTGGTCCTGATGATTATATTGTGTTTATAACTAATCATGGAGAAGCAGCAATATATTCTGGTTCAGACCCATCAGATGCTACAAAATGGAGTTTAGTTGGTACATTTAAATTACCTAGACCAATAGGAAAAAGATGTTTTATTAATATTAATTCTGACCTTATTCTTATATCAGAACAAGGTTTTATGCCTTTATCACAAACATTAGTTACTGGAGAAAACGCTCCAGCAAAAGCTATATCTGATAAAATAAGTGGTAGTATATCGCAATCTGTTAATAGTTTTGCAGGAACTTTTGGTTGGCAAGCTATTATATATCCTAAAGGACAATATGGTTTATTTAATGTTCCTACATCTACAGTTGGGGATTTTGACCAATATGTTGTAAATGTAAGTACAGGTGCATGGGGTAGATTTACAGGGCAAAATGCGTATTGTTGGGAATTATTAAACGGAGAGCTGTATTTTGGTGAAAACACTAAAGTATTTAAAGCAGATGATGGCGATAGTGATAATAATGCAGCAATACAAGGAGATGCTAAAACAGCCTTTATATATTATGGTGGCAGAGGTTCTCCAAAAAGATTTACGTTAATTAGACCAGTTATGGGTAGTAATGCTGATTTACCAGTTAGTATTGGTTTTGATGTAGACTTTAATGATGGCACAAGTGTATATACTCCTAGTTCTGCTACTACTACAGGTTCAGAATGGGACACAGCAACATGGGATACTGCTACATGGGGTGGTACAGTACAAACACAAAAAGTATGGAGAAGTGTTGCCGATATTGGTTGGAATGCAGCCATTAGAATACGAACAAGTACAACTGCCCAATCTATTAAATGGCATGCTACAGATGTATATTTTGAAAGAGGGCGTGGTTTATAATGTTTATTACAGATAAAATATGGAAAGTATTAGAGCCAGCTATAGAATCAACACATGAAGTAACAAGAGAACAATTAGAAAAAATGATAGAAAGTGGAGAATACCAACTGTTTGCAAAAGATAATAGTGCAATAATAACAGCACATCATGGACAAGTATTGCGTATAGGAGTAGGTGGAGGTAATTTAGTTACTATAAAAGAAATTACGAAAAAAATTGAAAAATATGCAAAAAAGCGTAATTATAAATATATTGATATTTTAGGACGCAAAGGTTGGGAAAAAGTTTTAAACGGATATAACAAAAAAGCAGTATTATTGCGGAAGGAAATAGCATGAGTTTTATAACTAATTTATTTAGTCCACCTAAACCACCACCAGCTCCAGATTATGCAGGAGCAGCGACAGCACAAGGTGCAGCTAATGTAGAAACAGCACGATTAGAAGGTCGTATGAATAGACCTGATGTTTTTAGTCCTTATGATCAAACTCTTGTTACAGATTTAGGTGATGATAGATTTGCTATGAATTACAGTTTAACGCCTGAATACGAAAGGCAAAGAGTTAAACAAGCAAACATAGGAGAACAATATTTAGATGTAGCAGGACAAAGATTAGGAGAATTACCTTCTGGAGAATTAAATTTAGGAAGTTTACCTACTTTTCAAGGTGCAGTAGATAGAACAGGTTTTACTCCTTTAGCAAGTACAGATGATTTATCTAATTATGCACAAAGAAGTGAAGATGCATATTACAATAGAGCTATAAGTCGTTTACAACCTTCTATGGATATGCAAAGAACAGCATTACATACAGATTTAATTAATTCAGGATTACCAGTAGGTTCAGATGCTTATAACAATTCTATGGCTCAATTAGGTTTACAGCAAAATGACCAATTACAAGGATTAGCACAATCTTCTATTGCAGAAGGTCAACGTATGCGTCAAGGATTAGCTGGCGAAGCACAATCTATGCGCCAATCACAATTAGCAGAAGCAAGTATGATAAGAGAAATGCAAAATCAAGCGAGAGCACAAGGTTTAGCAGATACTTTATTGCAAAGACGTTTACCAATGGAAGAACTTGCAACATTAACAGGTTCACCAAGTATTGGTTCTGCTGGTATGGGTACAGCTACAACTGGATTAAATGTTCCAGGAGTAAGTGTTGCACCTCCACCAATATTTGCAGGAGCACAAGCACAAGGAGCATCAGATGCTAATAGATACGCAACAAATATGCAAGGCTATGGTGCTAGAATGAATATGTTGGGCAATATTGCAGGAGCAGGAATAGGAGCAGCATCTGATAAAACATTAAAAGAAAACATAGTTAAAGTAGGACAATCCCCATCAGGATTTAATATTTATGAATGGAACTACTTATGGAGTCCAGAACGCTTTAGAGGTGTAATAGCCCAAGAAGTACAGAAAATTAAACCAAAAGCTGTATTATCTAATATTTTTGGTCATTTATTGGTTGATTATAGTAAACTTGATGTAAATATGGAAAGAATCTAATGGCAGTAATTAAAGCTCCTAGAAGACAACAAGATTATTTAACAGAATATGATAGACAAATGGCTCAATATTTACGTCAAATAGGCGGAAGTATTGGTGCTCAAGATATAGCAGCAGAAGCCTATGGTGGTAAATTTCCAGTAGGAACTATGACAGCTAAAATACTAAGTGGTGTATTAGCTAGAGCTTCTGAAAAAAGAGCTATGAATAGAGAAGAAATGGGTAAAGATTATAGTAGTAAGGCTTACGAAATAGCAGATGCTCAAGATAGAGGTCTTAATGCAATGCCAGGAGAACTAGGTGTTGACCAATCAGGAAATCTTGATTTATTACCTACAACAGCATTACAAACAGCTGATGGCGTAACTAATAGACAGCCTTATGTTTTTGATGATTCTCCAGTTGATACAAGTTATAATTTTGCTCCAAACAATGAAGAAATGGCAACTAGAGAAAGAATAGCAAATCAAAGAGCAGAAGCATTTGCTAATGCTAGTCCTGAAGCACCATTAGGTGTGCCTTATGCAAGACAAGACGTAGCATTAACTGTAGGAGAGCCAACAGGAGATAGCACACAATTAGGCAGATATTTAAGTGGTACTTTAGAACAAGACATATTGCCAACTAATGCCAATAAAGCGTTAAGTGCATCATTAAGGGGTGCAAATATAGATGAAAGAGAATTTGCAGATTACAGATTAGATAGAAAAATGGCAGCTATGCCACAAAGGAACATGATTGAAGTTTTTGATAAACAAAATAATCGAATACAAATTACAACTATATTTAATCCTTTAACAGGACAAACTACTTATGTGGATAAATTAAATAATCCAGTAGATATATCACAATATACCACTAAAAAGTATGATTTAGCTGGTGATGATTACCAAATTATAGATGCAGATGGAACAGTATCAATAGAAAATTTAACGAATAGCGAAGTAGCTAATTATAAAAATGCAGGAAAAAGTGTTACTGAATTTTATCCTAATCAAACTTTTGATGCTATAGCTAATAAAATTATAGAAAGAAATATTAATGAAAATCTTGGTTATGATATAAACGGAAATTTAATTAATGTAGATAATGGTCAAATACTATTAGAGTATTTTGAAGGGAATAGAGCAACTCAATTTAATAGATCAGAACAATCTATCGATACTATAACCGATAAGACTATTATAAGTGATGGAAATGAAACAGTTGAGGTAGATGACACAGTAACAACAACAAAAATTGAACCTTTTGTAATAACTGAAGAAATGCAAACAGAAATTACAAATTTTAATACTACAGAGCCAATACTTAAATTACAAAAGGAATTATTTGAAAAAGAGAATAAATTAAACAATACATTAGTAGGTAGTTCAATTTATAAAACTTTATCTAAAGAAAAAGAAGATTTAGTAAGTAAAATTGAAACAAAAAGAACAAATTTAGCGACATTAAAAAAAGATTATAAAACTGATGTAAATTATTTAAGTACATTTAGTAATGATGTTTATATGTATGAGAGAGATATAAATCAAATTAAAGTATTATTAAAAACAATAGAAGGTGGAAAACCACTAGATGATACAAAATTAGCAATGTTAATGAAAGGAGGAGCATTAATTCCAGGAAGCTCAGCAAGTCAAATACAAGAATTATTAGTATCTCTTGGAGGCAGAATATCTTTTGAAGCTTTAGCAACTATGAGAAAAAACAGTAAAACAGGTGGTGCAGTAGGACAATTAAGCGATAGTGAAAGAGAAGTTTTAGCTATGACTCAAGGTGTAATAAAATTTGAGCAAATAAGAACAACTTTAAATAGTTTAGACGATTTATTAAAAAGATTGAAAAAAGATAAAGCTAGATTTATAAATAATCATAATGATATGTT